GGACATCTCGTCGCGGTTCTCAGTGCAAGCCGTGGCCTTTGACCCGTTCCAGGCCACGCAGTTGTCCACGCGGATGTTGTCCGAGGGCCTTCCCATGATCGAAGTTCGCCCCACGGTTCTGAACTTCAGCGAGCCGATGAAGACGCTCGAGGCCTTGGTCCTGCAAAAGAAGCTCGTTCATGACGGTGACCCGGTGCTGGCCTGGATGGCCAGCAACGTGGTCGCTCACACGGACGTCAAAGACAACATCTATCCAAGGAAGGAAAGACCAGAAAACAAGATAGACGGCATCGTGGCACTGATCATGGCCCTGTCTCGGGCGATCAAACCGGGTGAATCGGTGGTGCTGGGGTCCGACTACGAGTTGATGGTGCTCTGACGTCATGGGACTTTTTAACTTCTTTGACCGCTTCAGAGCTTCCAGGATTGGCGTCCAAAGTGATCGATCACCCTGGGGAGACTTCTATTTCGAGCCTGTCTCGGCTCGAAGCATCTCTGGCATGCGTGTCTCGGCCGATTCGGCCATGCGCCTGGCGGCGGTCTACGCTTGCGTGCGCATCCTCTCAGAGACCATGGCGTCACTCCCTCTCGTGGTCTACCGGCCCCGCAAGGACGGCGGCAAGGACCGGGTGACGGACCACTGGCTCTACCAGTTGCTGGGCAAACGGCCCAACCGCTATCAGAACCCATTCGAGTGGCGCGAAATGCTGCAGGGGCATCTGGCTCTGAGGGGGAACGCCTTCTGCCAGATCCTTGCCAACACCCGTGGGGAGATCACCGAGCTGATCCCGATTCACCCTGACCGGGTGCGCATGGAGTTGCTCCCCTCGGGCGACTACCGCTACCGCATCCGGGATCAGGCGGGCTCCGAGATCGTCCTGCCTCGTGGGGAGGTCTGGCATCTGAGAGGCCTGTCTTCGGACGGGTTGATTGGCCTGAGCCCCATTGATCTCTCGCGAGAAAGCCTGGGCATGGCCTTGGCAGCGCAGGACTATGGGGCCAGGTTCTTCTCCAACGATGCCAAACCCACCGGGGGCTGGATCGAGTTCCCGGGCACCTTCAAGGACCCGGAAGCAAAGAGAGTGTTTCGGGAGTCCTACCAGGCGGCGCAGTCCGGCTCGAACCGGGGCAAGGTCCTGGTGCTTGAGAACGGCATGAAGTTTCACGAGGTGGGCGTCACGAACAAGGACGCTCAGTTCCTGGAGCTGCGCAAGTTCCAAATAACAGACATTGCCCGCTTGTTCCGTGTGCCACCGCACATGATTGCTGATTTAGACCGGGCGACTTTCTCGAACATAGAGCAGCAAAGCCTGGAATTCGTCATGCACACCATGACGCCCTGGGCGGAGCGCTGGGAGGCATCCATCGAATCTGACCTGCTCCCCGATGGGGACGCCCTAGAGATCGAGTTTGACTTTGCCAACCTCATGCGAGGGGATGCGGCCAGCCGCTCTGCTTACTACCAAAGCGGCATCCAGAACGGCTGGCTCACCCGCAACGAGGCCCGCATCTCAGAAAACCTCAACCCGATCGCAGGACTCGATCAACCGCTGCGGCCCTTGAACATGGTCGAAGAAGATGATGCAGAGGAAGCTGAGAACGAGGCCACATCAGATGCCGACTCTTCGGACACCGATGCCAGCACCGAGCCGGACCAGCAGCTGAGCCTGCGTCTTCGAAAGCTGGTCGAGTCCAACGCCCAGCGACTGGCCCGTCGCATCTGCAAAAAAGGCGCTTTGGGCTCCAACGAAATCAACCTGATCGCCCAGACCTTCAGCCTGCCTTCATCGGCCGTGCAGGACTGGGCGCAGGGCGCTCCATCACTCAAGGATGAACCGGCGCTGTCCCGGTCCCTCATTCATTTGGGCATTCACACAGGAAAAGACACATGAACAGACAACTTCTGCTCTCCGAATTTTTGACCACCCCCTGGGCCCTGATGCCCGAGCGGCTGCAGGCCATGGCCGGGGTCTTGACCCGCTGGTCAGCTGGAGAGCCTCCAACTGATGAGGCCATGTTTCAGATCCAGTCGGAGCGGGTGCTGCGCGATACTCGCAAACAGATGGCTGCGGCCAATGCGGGCTCTGGGATTGCCGTGCTGCCCCTTTATGGCGTGGTCACTCAGCGGGGCAACATGGTCGATGACATCTCTGGCCCCGGCAGCACCAGCACCCAGCAATTCACCTCGGCCTTACGCCAGGTCCTGGCCGACGACACGGTGGGCCAGATCCTGATCGACATCGACAGCCCTGGTGGCAGCGTCTACGGCGTGGCCGAACTGGCCTCGGAGATCGTCAAGGCCCGGGCCCAGAAACCCGTGGTGGCCGTGGCCAACAGCCTGGCTGCCTCGGCGGCTTACTGGATTGGCTGCGCTGCCAGTGAGTTCTATGTCACCCCTGGTGGTGAGGTGGGCTCCATTGGCGTGTGGCAGGCGCACTTTGACTATTCGAAAGCGCTGGAAGAGGAGGGCGTCAAAACCACTCTGGTCTCGGCTGGCAAGTTCAAGGTTGAGGGCAACCCCTATGTGCCGCTCGACCCAGAGGCCCAGGCCTTCATGCAGTCTCGTGTGGACGACTACTACAACGCCTTCATCCAGGCTGTGGCTGTTGGCCGGGGCGTGTCGGTCGACGATGTCCGAAACGGCATGGGCGAAGGCCGGGTGCTCGGAGCTGATGCTGCCTTGGCGCAGCGCATGGTCGATGGCATTGCGTCCTTCGATGATGTTCTGGCCCGCATGCAGGCCAAGGTCACAGGCAACGCCGTTCGCAGCCAATCGCAGAAAGGCCAATCCCGCCTCAAACAGGCGCGAGACGCTCTCGCACTGGTTTGATGTTGGTCTGATTTCAACCCTTTCCCTTGCAGCCCTCCGTTGAGGGCTGCGCCCCCCTGCGACCCGTTGGTCGTGATCCTTGTCGCCGCCTTGAGTCATTTCGACCTGGCGGCTTTTTCATTTCTGGAGATAAACCAATGAGCAAGCAATTGCGTGAGCTTCAAGCTCGCAAAGCCACCCTGGTCAAGGACGCACGCGCCCTGACCGACATCGCAGCCGCTGAGCAGCGCGACATGAATGACGAAGAGGTCGCAGCCTTCGAAGCCCTCAAGGCCAGGATCGAAGCAACTTCAGCAGCCATTGACCGGGAATCAGCCCTGATTGCCGAAGAGGCGCAGATGAACCATCCCTCTCAACTGACCACGGCCTCTGTGATCACGGTGGTGGACAACGCCGCCTCTGACCCTAAACATGGCTTCAAGAGTGTGGGCGACTTCCTCAAGACCGTGCGCCAGGCGCAAAACCCCGGTGCTTCCATTGATGAGCGCCTCCTGATCGGCTCGGGCCGAAACGCTGTGGCTCCTGCCTCCTTCGGTAGTGAAGGCTCGGCCCAGGACGGCGGCTTTCTGGTGCCGCCCCAGTTCGCCCAGGAAATCTTCCAGTTGTCTTTGGGCGAGGACTCCCTGCTGCCCATGACCGACAACGTGGAGATCACGGGCAACACCATGGCCTTCCCCAAGGACGAAACCACGCCCTGGGGTACCAACGGCATCCGTGCCTACTGGCAAGGCGAGGCAGCTTCTGCCATCGGTACCAAGCCGGTACTGGGCCTGTCAACCCTTCGCCTCAAAAAGCTCATGGCCTTGGTGCCGGTGACAGACGAGTTGCTGGACGACACCAATGCCCTGTCGACCTACCTGCCCGACAAGATTGCCACCTCCATTCGCTGGAAGACCAATGAATCGATCCTGTTCGGCTCGGGCACTGGCCTGCCGGTGGGTTGCATGAGCAACGCCACCACGGTGACCGTGGCCAAGGAATCGGGTCAGGCTACGCAGACGCTGTTGGCCCAGAACCTGGCCAAGATGATCTCGCGCTTGCCCCCGGGCTCGTTCGGCAAGTCGGTCTGGATCGTCAACAACGACGTGCTCCCGGCGCTTTTCACGCTGACCCTGGGCAACTACCCGATCTACCTGCCCACCGGCATGAACCCGGGTGGCATTCAGGTCTCGCCCTACGGAACGCTGCTCGGCCGCCCGGTGATCGTCTCCCAGCACGCCAACACCTTCTCCTCTGCAG